TAGATTTGCAACAAATTTTCTAGACAATAATATTAGTTATAGCAGCGTAACTCCAAGAAATTTTGGAATCGATGATGAACTTAAAGCTATTTTACCAGCCGATGTAATGGCTAGATTTGATCCAGCTGAAAGAGAAAGATTGGAAAGAGAACGTAGAGAAAGAGAAAACCGAGAAGCTGCTGAACGAGCAAGAGCATATGGTGTTGAAAGAGGAATTGTTTGGGATGATCAACCAGAAATTGGGGATCTTGTTTATGTTAGACAATACGCAAACACTAGAGATACTTCAATTCCAGTTAGAGTATTAGCCGGAGTTTATCGTGATCACGCGATTGCAATTTCTGTTCCAAACTATATTGATTGGGTGGAAAGAGGCAGCGACATAAATCAACTTACTTCATTTGACACCAGAAATTGTAATAATACTCCTGAGGCAATTAAAGCTCAATTTGTTAAAGTGGATCCTGTACAAATCCCAGGAATCGAGGACGATTCAACTGTAATTCGAAGTAGATATAGTTCAACTGATTGGCGAATAGTTAAAGATTTTATTATAGGTCTAATTGATCCAGACGTTGCAGCGAGAATGAGAGCTGAGCGCGAGGAAAGAGAACGTACCGAAAGAGAAGAACGCGAAAGATTAGAAGCAGAGCGCCAAGTTCAACGAGCACAAAATGAAGAGAGGTTTGGTCCAAGTGTAGAAACTTTCTTAGATGATCAATACAAAACTGCACTAGAAGGACGTCTTCCTGGTGGAACGTATGTTACTAAGATATTTAAGAGAGGTCAAATTACAGATATCGCACTTTCTCCAGATCAAATGGATAGATTTAATAGAAGAAAATCTACACCAGTATTTTTACCAGCAAGGGATGCATATTGGAATTCAATTAATGGATTTAAAATTGATGAACCAATCGATGGATTAGGTCTTACAAGATTCCGTTTAGAAAGATTTGATAGTAAGAGAGCAACCACTCCAAATGAAATGCTTTATATTGCATCTCATAATACTTACTATGGATTAGTCGCGCCGGTTGACTATTTTGTATTCAATCAATCAAGAAATGAAGAATACATTTACCTAAGAGTTTTTGATAATACTAGCGGTCGAGCAAGAAAAATTGCAATTAGAGTAGCTGCACTAAGAAAGCTCGTTGCTTATTAATTAACAGGAAACATTTCGTAAAATTTATCAAGTCTCTCTAAGAATTTATTATAATACAATTTAAGATCCTCAGTATTCATTTCGAAATATTGAGGATCCATTGTTTGCTCGTTAGAGATCCAAATTTGTGCTTGAGAAATCTTAATTTTATGTCGATCCCAAACTGCAACTGCATATGCTGCAACTTGAAGTTTATAATCTTCAATCCACTCTTCCTTTTTAGGTTTGCGAGCAGTTTTAAAATCAATTACGGCATAGGTACCATCAACTAATTCTGAAACATTATCTACCGTTCCTGCATAACCGCCATTTCTGTGAGTCCACAAAAATTCTTCTTGCATTACAGTTCGCTTAATTCGGTCAAATGAACCTGATCTGATATAATTATAGAACATCATGCCTCCAACAATTTTAGCACGATTATCCTGTTTATCAATTTCCTCGTCTAATCTAGTAAGAGCCAAGGTTTCTTCTAACCTTTTAGGCATAGTCATTGATCCAGGAAGATTAAGATAAATTTCACACAGTCTGTGCATAATATTACCTCGGTCTAGAGCATTTTGACTTACTCGAGTAGCCTCAGCTTCACCGACTCTTTCTTTCCATTTATCAATTCCTGTAGTATCAGCAGTTGATCCTAAAACAGTTGTTACACTTGGAAATGGTCCTAACTGACCGTGTTCTTCAGAATTTACTTGGTAATATCTTTTATTATTAAGCGTTACTCGCTTGATTGTGTCTCTAGTTTGCATTTTAATTCTTCTATCTTGTCAATCATCCAATCGGCGTTGACTGGTTTATAACCTGTTATACACGCACAAGCTGACATAGTTCCCGCTAATGGATGAACGTGAGCGTGTGAATGTCCATATAGGTGATATGCTCCACGATATTTGCCATTCCATTCATAGAGAGGATAGTGGAATAGTACAAATCTTTTAAGACCCCATTCGCTATCATCCTTAACCATAATTTCTTTGTAGTTTGTAAATTCTACAATATCCATTACTTCTCTTAAATTATAGAGCCAGGCTTGATCTATGTGAAGATCGTGGTTACCAATAATCCAGTGGACTTTTCCAGGAAGTTTTCCAAATTTTCCTAGGTTTTCACGAATGTGTTTGAATTTAGTTCGCTCCATTGCAAGATCTCCTAGGAAAAAAACATGATCGTTGGGTCCAACTGTTTCATGCCAGTTTTTGGCAATTGCATGGTCGTGCTCCTTAATATCTGTAAAATTGTGTAAGCCTTCTTCAAATCGTAAGACATTTCCATGTCCTATGTGTAAATCGCTAATGAACCACGTTGTGGCTCTGTCAAATGTGTTTACTGCACTAAATAGTTGTTCCATCTAATAGTTTATTACTAACATACTCGAATGCAGTTTCAGCGTCATGCATTACTTTATCTTTCTGTTGGTTAGCTAAATCAGTTAAGGCTTTATCGTATTTAGAGGAAGTTCTGTGTTTATGTAGTTTTTGTGCATAAATCTTAACAACTTCTTCTAAAAGTTCCTTTGAACTATTATACTTAAAATTTGGTAAATCGTATGTACCAGTTTTTTCAAGAGTTCTGGCAAATCCTAGGATTCCATTACAAATTTGTTCAAGTGAAAGTTGTGTTACATCAATTCCAGGATGTTCATTTAAATAATCATCAATTACAATTTCGCGTTTGGTTCCAGAGAATTCATCAACAAATTCTGCAAGGTGTAAAATAAATTTAGAGAAATCTCTAGTGATAATCTTTTCCTCAACGTCTTTACGCATATTGGGACCAACTAATTCTCCATTTTTAATTTTAGCAACAACTCCACGATCGGTTACTGATACATCTAGAGCATTACCAAAGGATTGATATAAAAATCCTACAACAAATCCTTTAAGTCCTCTAATTGGAGTATATCGAGCCTTTGCCCATTCAGCTGAATAGGTGAAGGTTGGAATAATATCAACTTGAACTGGACCTGCACTTAGGTTAATTACAAGTTTTAGACTACCATCTGAAATTGCATCGCTCTCCTCTGCATCAATTTCTGGTTGAGGATTTTCTTGAATCCATTTTAGCATAAGCTGATTGTACTCTTTCATTGTATCAATTTCAACTCGTCTTGATTGAGGTTCAGTTAATGGATATTCAACTAAAATATCAACATCACCATAGGCTTTGTCTGGGTTCTCTTCCAAGTCTTGTTTAAAATAAACACCTGACCCTCCTGGGCCAAGTACTTTCAATGGAGCCATGTCCAACTGTTTTATATGCGTATTAAATTTACCAAAAATAAATTCTAATACTTTAACTGACTCTTGCAGAACAGCTGGTGTAATTTTAGTCCCCTGAGTTTTTGTGGTTGCCCAACCTCCCATTTCCTGTATTTTTAAAAATCCTGTAAAAGATTCAATGATTCTCACTGTAATTTAGTAATTTTAGTTATTTATCGAAACCTAATTTCTTTAGCTCTGCAATAGTTTCCTTGGCGCTAGTATGCAAAATACCAGTACCACCAGCTGCAATCCATGCATCTAATTTCTTTGGAGTATCATCAATTAAAATATCACTAGGGCCGGTTGCAAATTCAAATTTGTTACCATAAAAAATGGTTTTCTCTTGACCTGTCCAGTCTTCCTTTTTTGTAATATACGGAAAGTCCCAGTTCAGGTTTTTCTTAAGCCATTTTGCTTTACCTATAATTGAATTAGGATCAAGCGATGGTGAAGATAAGATAGTTGGGTTAAACTTTCGAATAAATGTCCAAAGATCAATACCATCAGTCATCCATTCCATGCCAGCCCAAAATGCCTCGCCGGCTTTTCCAACAAGTTTCCAACTTGCGTTTTTTGAGTATTCCTTTTGAAACTCTTCAATAGTCATTCCAGCCTCTTTTTCAAACTGGGAATCCCAATCTGAAAGTACTCCATCCATATCGCAAAAGATTCGCATTGGTTGAACACTCTCATTAAATTGTGTGTATGGTTTAATGTATTGCATATTATATTTATTGTTGTAGACCTGGAACCCAATGTGTAGTTCTGCCGTCCGCTGTTTTTTCTCTAATTACTGTATTTCCATGAGGATCTTCCCTCTTTCCATAGACTTCAAATTCAAAAACAAAGTCGCCAGTTTCGCCGGTAACTTGTTGATAATTTCTAATACTTGCTCCACCTTGTGCATATGAAGCTCTACTTATTAATTTAGAATAATCCCAAAGTAATTGAATCTCATTATCAGTAAGATCCTTAACCAATCTATGCGGAGATATTCCACTTCTATACAACATTTCACATTTAATGTAGTTTCCAATACCAGCAAATAATTGTTGATTCATTAGAGCCTCTACAATAGTTTTATTAGGAACCCTCTCAAATGATCTAATCGTATTATAAACAGATGCAGTTGTATCATTTAGTGCATCCACTCCTAAAGTTTTTAATTTTGCATCCAATTCAACTTTAGTTGCAAACTTAAGTGTTCCAAACCGACGCTGATCAACAAAAAATAACTCTAGCCCATCATCAAACACTAATTTAATATGAGAATGCGGCTTTTCATAGATTGACCAAAATCCACTCATGCCTAGAGTGATCCAGATAGACATCCCTGCTTCTAATTCCAGCCAGATAAATTTGCCTTTAACTCCGCCTCCAACTACCTCCAGGGGCAGCCCCAGGGTCTCCAGACCACTTGGAGGAGTCTTTAGGAAGCGTCCTCCAAGTATTTCTACTTTAATTAGTTTCTTATTGATGCAGTGGGTTCTTAACCCTTCATATACTCGTCTGCACTCTGGTCCTTCAGGCATATTTTTCTTTTTTGATATTATACCAACTTTCACAAATAAATAACTGTAAAATAGATCTATTTAAAATGATTTACAATTTCAAAGATTTCGTAACTAAGGTTGACGAAAACGTAAACTCAGCAGAATTTTTAAACAATTTTGGTTTAACTGAGGAAGAAGATGCAGCTGCAGCGGATGCTCCAGTTGAAGAAGCTCCAGTTGAAGAAGCTCCAGAAGAAGGCGCTGATTTAGAAGCTTTCAAAAAAGAACACCTTGATGTAATGTTCAATGAACTTTCATCTGATGATTTCGATTCATTCTATTCTAGCGAATTTAAAGAGTGGAAAGACATGGAAGATGGTGAAGACAAAGAAGCTAAAAAAGAAGAAATCCTTACTAAAATTAAGGATATGTTCAAATTAGGTGAAGAAGAAACCGAAGAAGCTCCAGCTGAAGAAGGTGAAGAGCCTGCTGAAGAACCTGCTGCTGAGGAAACTCCAGAAGCATAATTAAATTTTTCCTATGAAATCTCAACAAAAAGCAAAGCTTAAAGAAGAGGGTATCAAAATTGTTGAATTTGCAAAAGCAAATAAAAGCAAGTGGCGTTATATTCTATATGTAATCGGCGGACTACTTGTTTTTTATGGATTAGTTTATGTTTTTACTCCAAAGCCACAAATGCCAGTAGAGTATAAAGCAATAATTGATTCATTAACTGTTGCAAATAAAGAGTTAGAGGCAAAGCAACTAAAAATTGATAGTTCTATTCAGGTTTATGAAACTGAAGTAAAGGCAATCGATTTTCAAGTTGACAATATTAAAGAAAAGACTACAATTATTCGTGAATTTTATCATGAACAAAGCGCAGCTGCTTCTGGTTATACTCCAACCCAAATCGATTCCTTCTTTAAAGCTAGATACAATTATTAATATGAAAAAGTTACTTTTTATAATTGCGTTATTTCCAGTTTTTGCATTTGCACAAACTGCACCACAAGATACTGTTAAAATTCCAGCGCCTGTTGCAAAACAGATTGTTAAAGATTTAATTGGTGGTGATAGCGCAAAGGCTGAACTTAAACTTGCAACTGAACAACTCGTTTTACTTAATCAAAAAATAGTATTAAAAGATAGTATCATTTCAGGTCACGTTCAAAAAGGCGTTATGTACGAAGATCGTATTAAAAACGAGCAATTGAAATTTGAAACTCAGGGTTTATGGGTTAAAGATCTTCAAAAGGAAAATAAGAAACTTAAAACCAAACTAACATTTACCAAAGTTATTGGTGGAATTCTAGTTGGTAGTTTAGGATATCTTTATATTATGAAATAGTTCAAACTTTACTAAATTAAAAAGGGACAGCTTTTCAGTTGTCCCTTTCTTTTTTGCGTAGAGTGCAAGATTATTCGATGATTCCAAGGATCTTAGATTCTTGAACTGATTCAACAGTCATTGCTGAAATTCCATCTCCAAATCTAGCTCGGATTTTTGCTTCTGCATCAGATACAGAGTTAGCACTTACAACATACAATTCTTTAATGAATTTACGTTTACCGCTTTCGGTTTCGGTCTCAAATTTGATTCTTACTAAATAATACATAGCTTTTAATTTATAGGTTATTCTACTTTAACATTGATTTAAGTTCTACCAAAACTTCTTCGTTTGTATGACCAGCTCTGACCATCTCATACATTTTATCAAGCATATCTACTGAAAGGCTGTCACCCATTACTGCATCAATTTTTTTAATTGCTACAAATTCACGAGGTCCTGTAAATTTTTCAAGGCGCTCAATAAAATCTTCTGGATCTGGAATAAAATATTTGTTAAATCCCATGCTTATGATTTAAGGTAATCGTATGTGCCTTTAATATTGGCATTTAGGAATTTACCAAATGATTCAGCTTCACACAGATCAGCGTAAACTGATTCAGAAACTCCAGCATAAGTATAGGTTGCACCGCTTTTAAATTGAACATACAATTCATTTATGGCCGGGTCGTAGCCGAATGCATCAATAGTTGATGAAGTTACAGGGGTTAGTTCTACATTCATATTAATAAGTTTATAGAGATAATATACTAAGATTTCTTTGGTTTTTCTCTAAAAAATAAAAAATAAAGTCCAAAAAAGAACGCCGATAGGCAATAGAAAATAGCGTCCGTAATCCAATAGGAGCCGGTCCATTTCATTACCAGAGCAAATAGGGCATCGAAACCAAGAGGGTTGAAGAACGTAGCTAGGATCAGGATCCAAGTCCCCATCAGTCTCTTCCGATTGTGTTTTAATTTGGCGAATACTGTCACTTTCCATGGTGTTAGGTATTTTCTCAGTAGAAAAAATGATTAATTGAATAAACTGAGGATTTGTAAAATCTTAGTTATTTATTACCACTTGGGCTCATCTAGCGGACAGACCTCCCCTTTAGTTGCAGTCTTTGCAAAAATATAGCAGCCACATTCTCCGCATTGACCGCTTTCTGCTAAAAACTTATCGCAGTCATAGCAAATAGAAAGTCTTTCATTTCTAATATCATCCCCAACAAAGAATTCATCAAAGATGCCTTTAATTTGAGTTCGAATCTCCTTTGATTTACAGTTCTTGCAATCGCTCATGTTCTAATGGAATATATTTTTCTAATAGAGTATTATACTGCTCGCGATACTTTAGAACAGCCAGGTCTTTGGCTTTAGCCTCTACTTCGATATCTAAAGTTAACCCGTACGGATTAATTTGTTCGTAGATATAATCTGCGTGGGATCTAGCAATAACTGTAGAATCTTCAAATGTTTTCTTTGAGCTTGAATAGTGTGTTAGCGGAGTGCATGGCCAAGTTGAAGCTGCAAGTTTTAGAGCAGCCTCTTCGGTTAGCCCACTTGTATTAAAACGGTGGTGGTGAAAGTCAAAAGTAATTGGAGTTCCAATTCTTGCAGTAATTAAGTCGAATAAGTCTTGTACTGAGTATTGAGTAGCCTTATCATCATTTTCAACAACAAGTCGACTTTGTGCAGCTTTACTAAGTAACCTAAAATTTTGACAAAATCTGTCTGCTGCTGATTCTTTATCGCCATATGTTCCACCTACATGGATATTAACTGGAAATCTATGATCGGTCGGTAACCCCATAAGATCCATAATTTCTGCATGCTGGTTTAGATCCTTAATTGTTTTAGTAACAACAATTGGAGTCGGCGAAGGCAAAACATCAAATTGACCTGGATGCATCGACAGCCTGATGTTATTGGCAAGCACAAATGCGCCAATTGCCTGCATATCGGGTAAAATTTCTTGAAAATTTGGAAGTTCTTGAATTTCATATTCTGACATCCATGGAAAAACATCGCTAGACATACGATAAACATAAATGTCATTGGCTAGATTCCATTGCAAAATAGTTAGAATATCTTTGATATTTTGATGAGCCAACTCGCCACAATATTGAATACCTTTTTGTTGAAAGGTTTTCTTAATCATTCCACGATTTGCAGTAACCTTTCTATCTAAGGAAAGATTAATACAACAATATCCAAGACGAGTTGTTTCATTTATCATATAACTAATATACTAAAGATTCTTCATTTTTGTGAGCTCTTCACACTTTTCAAATTCTTCCTTTTCTTCAAAATATTCAATCATTTCAGATAAAAGGTCTGTCTTTTCTGCATCATCGAATGGAATATCATCAGGCCACTCAAATTTATTTGATGAAAGGTGTTTATACATTTCTTCCATCATATCTAGATACATGCTTTCTAGAGCTGCTTTATAATCAATAATTCGCATTCTGGTAATTGTTTGTAGCTTTACGAATTACCTCAACAACATCGATTGCATCGTCTAGTCCATCATGAGTAACATGATTTTCAAGACCAATTCGCTCTTTACATTTTCCAAGACCTGGAAGAGATTGATCATTTTTCCAATCTGTAACTAATACAGCTGGATCAATAATGCGATTTCTAATTTTAATTTTGGTATTCCAAGTTGGAATTAGGGTTTCTAACCAAACTTTATCAAATGCTGCAAAGTTTTTTCCAGCTGCATTAATAATTACTCGGTCACCGTCTACTTCACATCCGTGAAATGCTGCCCAATTTGCAAATGCCGTAGCAACCATTTGGGGAGTTAAGATATTGTGTTTCTTACGATATTCTCCACGGTCTTCTCTTGGAATCTTTTCCATTCCAGCTATAATCTCAATAAGGTTCATGTTCATATTAATAGCATACGCTGAACCTGTATAGTGAGGGTGTTCGATTACACAATTAAATGTAGGCAACTCTGAGATTGGCTTAACATCATTTGTGTCTTCAATTATTGCACCAATCTGTAAGATCTGACACGTTTGTGGATCTAACCCAGTTGTTTCTAAATCAATTGATATGTATTTCATTTCTTATATTTTATAATATTATACTAATCTAAGATATCCCATGGCAAATCAGTATCGTCAATTGGTGCTGATTTCTTTGGTGTACTTGGAGCATCTCCAAATAAATCATTCATAATTTCATCATCAGTCATGTCTTGCTCATCTAAAATTTGATTAGACTTTGTAACATGAATTTGAGTTGCTTCAATTGTATTGAAGTATTTGATTTGACCGCTAGGACTTTCCCATTTACGACCGGCTAATTTATAGCCAACTTGAATTTGATCTCCAGGATTTGCAAAATCTAACATTTCACATTTTTCTTGGATTGCAACAAATGTTACATACTGAGGGTACTTATCGTTAGTCCCGACTACAAATTCTCTTTTTTTGAATTTTGCTGATACAAATTGAGTATCATCTACATTAATTAAGGTTCCGTTAAAGGTTGACATATTAAAAGTTTGGGTTTGTTATTTTTAAATCGTAATTGTTAAAGCCATCAAATAATTCTCTATCGGCCTGTAATCTGGCTTCGACTGTATGGCCAGGCATAACTCGTTCTTCGAGTCGGCGTTTTCTAATTTCTTCTGGAATATCAAAAAATATTACAAATGATTTGGCTCTATCTTTTTCTGCAAGATGAGCTAATCCGCTTGGAGTCATAATAAAAACATCATCATTATCAAATTGTTCAATAGAAGTTCCATAGGTCCATCCATTAAAATCAATAACTTCATAGAATTTACCTTCATTAATCATTGTTTGACACTCTTCTTTGCTTAAAAAGAAATAGTCTTGGCCATCCACTTCTCCTGGCCTTGGAGGTCGAGTTGTATAACTCACTGCATATTTCATTCCACGTTCTTCTAAACGTTTTCTCATGAAATCTTTACCTGATGCACCAGGTCCTGCTAAAATAATTCTTGGCATTTATATGGTTCTTGTTTTTTCGTAAATTGCTTTAATAACTGGAAATCTTAAAGAGTTTTGACCATATTGATCAGTAGTTTCTTCGAAGTATTGAACAGTGATTGTTTTACCTATAATTTGATCAGGGTTTTTGTAAAATTGTCGACGCTGTTCAATTGAAAAACCTGAACCTACTCTAACTTGATTTCCTTTATGTGTAATAAAAATATTGCCTAACATTTCTTCTTCAACTTCACGACCATCTTCTATAACTCGGTGCGTTGAATTTTCAACTCCTTCTACAATATATTCAGCATCCCAGAATTTTTTAACTTTAAGAATTTCATCGCTACGTTTTCCAATATATGGAGTATCTTTTCTTAGCATTAAACCTTCCCAACCTTGAGCAGTTGAATTAGTAATTTCAGTTTGTAATTGATCTTCGGATTCAATTAGGGTTTGCTTTAGTAGAGTAGTATTTTTTAAGTCAATTCCACTAAATAGTAGTGCAGCTATTGTAATACGATCCCTAAATTTTCTATCAGTTGATGAAGTTTGACTGTTAAATTCATCTAGAGTTAAGCAGTCAAATACTAAATATTTTGGATTTTTAATTGTATGATTCTTTCGGCCAATTTCTTTAATAATTCCTTGAAAATCTTCTTGGCCAGATTCATTCATCATGCAAACTTCGCCATCAAGAACAGTATCAATTAATTTTAGTTTTTTAATATCGGCTTTTAGTGTATCTAGAGTTAAGAACTCATTGCCGCCTCTAGAAAAGAATTTAACTTCTCCATCTGCATCAATTATGGCAATACAACGGACTCCATCTAGTTTACGGCTCATATACCAACCATCTTCCAATTTGACCTTCTTTTTAGACTTATCATCATATGGTAAGGCTAGGGCAACGTCAAATGTTGGAATAGTTCCAGGTAAAACTGAATTAATTAGAGTAGTTGTAGCACGGGTTTTTAAGTTGCGATCTAAGATACTATAGATCACTTCTGAGAACTCCAAATTCTTAGCTATAAATCCATTAACACAAGCAATTGCAGAGTTGCCAGTGACACACCTGTCATTCAGATCATCTAGCAGACTAAATAGATCATCATAATTATCAAAAGAAAGTTCCTGTCTCTTTTTTAAATTTGCTGGTGTAACATAGTATTGCTTAAATGGCGAATACGTATACTCTAGGATCTTTCTGAGATATGGGCTATTAAATTGTTGAAGAACCGCTTTTTTATCATTAGTCGATGAGGTTACATTCATCGCTTCTATAAAGTCTTGGATATGTTTCAATGTATTCATATACTTATTATACAAAAAAGGAGACCAAAAAGGTCTCCTTTAGCTATATAAAAGACGCCAATTAATTAGGCGGGAGTTTCTTCAGTTTGTGGTACAGCATTCTCCGCTGGAGTTTCCAAAGTTTTAATTGCTTTGTCAATCTCGTGAACTTTAGAGTAGGCACTGTTTAATTGAAAAGAAACTTTGAATAGTGCTTGTGCATTGTGCAAACCTGTGAATTTTGCACGATTTAAGAAATACAGGCAAGATTCAATACATGCAGCAGGCAATCTAACTGGACGAGTCTCAGAGTTTTTACCTTCGCCTTTATGGTTTTCAATTTCTCCCAATAACATGTTGTGATTCTGTAGAATAACGAAAGCTTCGTTAGGTCCAGTAAATTCAACATTGTTTTTTAAGAAATTTCTCAACCACTTAAGATCGTCTTGCGTCATTGATGGAACATCAAAATGACCGCGTCTTTGGTTTTTAAGTGTTTCGATTTCGGATAATTCTTGTTGAGGCTCTTCCACCTCTGGAGATGCATCAGTGATTTGATCAACTGGTTCTAAAATTTGCTCGTCTTGAGTTACAGTTTCGTTTGACATAAATATCTTTGTTTTGTTAAGATATTATACCAAACTCTATTCGATAGTTTCAATTAAACGCTGCGCAATTATCTGTTGAGAGCGTGATAATTTATTAACTGCCTCTTGTACTGGGATAAATCCAGCCCAATCTACCTCCTCGGCCTGTAGTTGTTCTTTAGGTATTTTCGGCGAATCAAGGCCAATTTGTTCAAGGCTATCGATGTGTACCTCAAAATAAGCGCAGCGACTGTGAGGAATACCGCGACGGTAAAATACAAAATATTTCTCATTTTTATCAATTAGTTCTGGATCTACCGTAACCCCGGTCTCTTCTCTAGTTTCACGAATTGCGCAAGTTAAAAGATCTTCACCCGGTTCAATTCCTCCTTTGGGAATTCCAAACGGCTGATTTTTCCAACTTGCATTTGATGGATGTATTAATAAAAGTTTGCCTTCCCAGATAATAGCAAGACCGGCTGCTCGGATTTCAAGCTGCTTTTCACTTTCTGCTAAGTAATCTGTGAAGGTAAAAATCATTTATTAAGTGCATCGTTCTTTTTTTGAATGTACTTTGCTTTATTAATTTCAGAGCGGCGTTTTACACTAGGCTTTTCAAATTCCTTACGATTACGCAAGTTTTGTAATTGCTTAGTATCGACAACCTTTCTTTTTAATTGCTTAAGAGCTCTTTCCAAAGACTCTGAATTTCTTATATCTATTATTAGCATTAATCGTATACTATTTTATTACGTGTGGCTCGGCTTTAGGGGCAACATATTTTGGAACAGCCTTTAATGCATCTTGTAAATAGGTTCCTCCTAGTGCATATAATTCAGACGCAGATTTAAACCACTTTGCATCATTAGTATTTTCGATATTAGCATAGATTGAAAGCATTGATTCCTGAGTAAACGATTTTCCACTATTTATTGCAAGCTTAGAAATATACTTATCGTAAACATCTTTATATCCTGCATTTTTACCCATGTCAACTCCAACCTCATCTAGCACAGTTTGTGACCAACTGCCATTAAGTAAGCCAGCGTATGCTCCGTCTTTTGCCATAGTATTTAATTTATTAACGACCGGCTGACTTAGACCTGCTAATATTGTATAAAAAGCAAGAGCCTCGTCGTCGCTAAATACAGTATTTACTCCATCTGAATCTGAGTTTTTACCATGTTCTGATGAACCAACCGCTGAGCTATCTCTTGCAGCACCTTCTAGTTTATATGCTAAATATTCATATCCGCTAGTAAAATCGGTTTTTCCAGATTTTACTGGAACTTTAACTGGTGAATCGATATCAGTAATTGACCCAAAGGTAACTTCACTTTGGCCTGCTGCAAATTGAGAATAGAATTTTCGAGTAACCGGCCAATATCCAAATTCTGTACTTTTAAAGAATGCTGTATTTACTGCCATCATTTGCGTATCTATAACATTTCCAGGTTTTCCTGCATAAGAAAACGGGTTATAATTAGCAGCGATTAGTGCGTCTAAGATTGCTTTTCGTAATCCAGGGTTTTCTGATTGTAAGTTAAACATTCTCATGTAAAAATACCAACTGAAATTTGGAGCGATTCTTGAAAATCTACCCTTTAGCGTATTTAATTCCATTTCACTGGCTGGAACAAGTGCTACATTGGAAGTAGTAATGTTCCCAGTTGCCATGTCAATTACTTCGGCTTGGCCTTCTGTTCCAGTAATCGAAATTTTACCAGCACCTATTGTGTACGTCCCGCTATACAGGTACGCAATTTGGTCTTGTGCTTTTTTCCATTGTATGTCAACTCGCATTTCACCATCAGTCTTAAAATAATAGGTTTTATCTGCATTAACCGTGCCTTTACTTGCTGGATTATAGACTTCTCCTCCACTGGATGTCCAAGACACTGCCCATGGCCAAACTTCAGATTTGCTACCATCGCTGGCATGCATAGTAACACCAGTTTTTCCATGTCCGACTGCACCTTTTAATTTTAAAAGAGATGCTCTAGGTTCAGCTAAGTCGGCCTTTGCATCTTCGCTTGGCTCAATCTTTGTATCTGTATTGTTAGAACCCTTATTAGAACTCTTGTCTTTCGAAGTAGGTTTCTCTTTAGGTTTGTCAGTCGTACCCGTTCCACCAGTAAAATTTGGAGTATCATCCTGTTCAAGTAAGCTAGATAAAAATTTAATTTGTTTCATAGTATTAAAGTACTTTATAAGTTGTAATATTTTCTTCGATAGAACTGAACTGCCTGTTCTAAATCTGCGCCCCAACCAAAACCCGCTTTAACCGCAGCAACTTCTGCATCAGTCGGTCCAATCTTTTTGTTATTTGCATCCATTCGGTTTCCAGCGGTAGTTAATTCAGCTTGAGTAGGCACTGGATTTATTGTAGGTTGACCTGGTTGAGGAACCTTTTTTTGTGCATAGATAAGAAAAGATCTAAGCAAACCAAGAGCAGAGTGAATTCCTGTATAATCTGGAGTATAAAGTTTAGCAGTACCGTCTGAATTAAATGCGCCAATCTCAGATGTATCAAATTCAAGTATAACATCAAAATTAGATTTATTAAGTTGTTTCCATGAAGAAGTACCTCTATAACTATCCCCTGCTGCTGAAATTAATTGAGTTTCAGTCAATGCGGTAGGCGTGCTCGGAGTACCGACAACTAGGCCTGGAGTACCGCTTGCAACCCAGCCTGCTCCATACAGAACTTCAAATAGTTCTTCTACATTTTCAATAGTAGGTCTCCCTGCTAATCTTAAAGTATGTTTCTGTTTTGTTGCAGCATCGGTTGCCTGTGACATAGTCGAAGCATTTACTTGGGAAGCCTGTGGATTTATTGCTGCTATACCAGAAGCTCCAGTTTTTATGATGTCAATATATTGTTGAATTGTTGGATAAGTATCAGTTTCAACTTCACTTCTTGGAATAACTCCATTGTTTACAGCATAGACTAACCACACTGTCATAATTGAAATCAGTTGAGTTTTAGTCAGTTCATCTAAATTATAGGATGAATCAACTTTATAATCAGCGTCACCTGACATATTTAAAATTTGAGTAAATGCCTCCTTAATTTCTGGAGTATATGTATTAGTTTGATTTTTAACTATACTATTAAGTGGACGTTGCATACTAAACAATTTACTAATTACTAGCATGATAGGGGACTCTGATTCCAAGAAAATATAATTATTATAAAAATTAAGAGTTGGTCCTGGATCCTGATTTGAATAGGTTTGGTTAGATAATGAAAATTCAACTAACCCCTTTAAAGGTTCGCCCTTTTTGGTAATTGTAGTAAGCGGAGAAATACCTGGGCCCTTAACGGTAAAGCCGGGTTCAATTTTCTTAGCATCACTTTCTGGAATAAAAATACTTGCAACACCCTTTGTAAATTTCATAGCTGTACTCTCAGTTTTAACTGGATCCTTTAGTAAAGCTTGTGAAGACGAACTATTTTTAAATATTCCATTGATTATATCTTTAAAATAGATAGCAGAGCCAACTTCCCTTCCGCCTGGGCCCTTTTGTGCCATTATAACATTTAACTCCATCATAGTAAGATTGCCACTGTTAGTAGTTGACTTAGAGCCGGCCTTATTTGCATTAGCCGACCCGCTTGACTTTCCCACAGCATTCATAATTTTAGCTAAATTCTGCTGAATACTTTCGCCGCCTGTTCTAGGTGTAGAAAGAACCTGAAATGAAGTAATATTATTTTTTCCAGTTTTTCCAATTAATTGATCTGGATTTACTGAAGTTACGGAAGACTCTGGTACGTTCTTGAAAAGATATACATGCCCTTCTACTCGGTTTTTTCCACCAAATAGACCGGCTTTGTTTGAAGGATCTGCCGAAATTCCAACTGCCGCTGGATTGGATAAACTATCAATTACTCTTTTGATTTGGTTAGCATCGCCTTCAGTTGACGCTGAAATATAATCCAAGATAGAAGTCGGAGTAACAATTTCAACAGAGTCTTTGGGATAAGTATATGAATATGCAAATCGTTTAAGAACTGCGCCATTTAATAAATTATCTTCTGGACGACCTTCTATTTTAAATGTAGCGTCATTCGTTTGTTCAGTAATTAACTGAGATAAGTTAGTATATTTTTTCATAATTATTTAAATAATACATTTGGGTCTACGTTTGTACCAAAGAAATTAGGTCTATACGATGGATCAGATTTTAATCTAGATAATTCTGACTTAATATGATCTACTTCAACTGGATTTGGATATAGAGTAGGCTTACCGAGACGACTTGCATTTTTTGCAACCTTAATATAGAAATCTGAATATAAAGACACTAATTGATTAACTTTGCTAACAACATCGCCTTCATATGATAGTTCGTTATTTTGAATTAGCGCTAAATGATACCATAAACCTTTAACTGAAAGATCTGAATCTAATCTAGCTTCTGCAATTAAGTTTGGATCAGTTCCGTCATTAAATTCAGTAAAAATTCCTTCAGAAGAGTTATTTGATTCAGGCACTCCGACTTGACGAAGCGTTTGGTTAATTGCTTGATCGTTTGCAGTCGCACTCAATGGAGTAGCTCCACTAATTTCTTGAATTTTTGGCTGGTTATCTCCAGAGTGGCCAGTGGTGTCGGTTAGAGTTTGGCTAGCAGCTGCGGTATCAATAAACTGTGCTTGAACACTTAAACAAATGTCATTAAAGCTTTTTGGTCCAATAACCGCTGTGAGCTGGTTATCTGCAACCTTTTTAGTTTCAACTGCAACTTCTTTCTTTAGTTCTTCAGTTTGAACTGAAACGTTTGTATTTTGTTCAGCATCACCCCAATTACTAAATTCACTACTTTTTTTGAATTCTTCTTCAGTTTTAACAGCCTCTGCTAAAAATTCATATTTGTATTTAATGTATTTTAAACCTTCATTAAATTGACCAAATCCTTTTTTATCAGCAGCCGGTTTTTCATCTTTAAACATTTTACCAAAGTTTCCAGAAATAACTGAAGCTCCTTTGGCCATAAAATTAACTGGACAACGCAATGGTGCTCCAATTAAATATTTTGCTATGATAAGTCGGTTTCTGTTAAAGCGTCTTCTTACTAATGCAATACCAAGATCTCCTAGTTCACTTTCTAGCTTTGCAAATTTTGCAGCAGCCTCAGCACCAGATTCAGATAGTTTAATTGCAATTTCTGGGTTTTTTGCAAATACTCTAAATAATTGAGTTACTTCTGGTCCAGCTGTATTTAATGCTTTAACTGTTTCTGGATGGCTTACTAGCCAGCCGAAGAATCTTTGAATTTGTTCAGGGTCGTCTTTTAACGTTTTAAAAATATCTCCAGATAAACTTGTGCCTTTTCCTCCAACTGCGGCGGCTGACCAATATTTAGCAATAACTTCTCCACCAGCTTCGTCTAATTTAAGTAAACCCTTTGCAAATAATTTATTTGTTTCCATTTCATAATAAACAGCTCGCATTTCATTATCTAGCATATCAAGTTCAGCCTTTTCGAGAGGTTTCTTTAATTGAGATCTAAAATCGATAAGGGCATTTTTAAATTTATCAAAATTTCCATCAACCGCCTTTTTAAATAAATCTGGATCAGCTTTCATTGCATCAGTAAATGCAATTTCAGAATTCTGCAACATTTTTCTAAATGGAACATGTTGAGCAACATCTCCAAATTTTCCAGAAGCAATAAGTTCATCAATATTCTTAGTAATCTTTGAAATATCTCCTGACTTAACTAAAGCTGCAATATCATCTCCACCCTTTAGCGAAGCTCCACCAAATTTTTCTAAATTTCTAGCAATTGGGGTAATTACTTCATCAACCCAACTGATAAGTTTTTTGCCTAACCATTTGCTTCCGCCAAACGTAAGCCAGCTAATAGGCGGAATGCTTAATATATGACCGATACCTGAAACAATGCCATGAAAAACTTTAACCATAGTTGTACCAACTGATGACATTCCATCTAATACAACCTTTGCTCCAGAATCTGCAGCAAGTTCAGCGATAAGTTTTTCTTCGGCTTTACCAGTTTTAATAATAGATTCAAATGCTTTTTCTAGTTTTGCTGCATTTTTGCCATATTTAACAGCTTTTGCAACGTCACCAATTCCTGGCAAAAATGCAGCGATTGCACTAATTCCAGCGTCAAGCCAACGTCCTCTAAACATATAGATTATTGCGTTTAATCCATCTGCTACAATATCAATTGGAAATCCAAAATACGAAGCTGGAATAAAGCCAATTAAGTCTAATACAAATTGAAGAATTCCAATTGGTGAACTATCTTCAGTTAAAGCATTCCATAAACCTACTAGAAAATCAACAACGCCCTCATTGATAGTTGTATATTCTTCAATAATTTTGGTTATTTGATAATTTGATTCAACGAAAAGATTTTCTCCAATAAGACCCTTAGCAAATAGAGTATGCTCGATTTGGGTAATTTCAGATTGGTTAAATCCAGCACCTTCTAGTGAAAGCTCATACTTTCTAAAATCTGCAGTATCCGCTGCAGTCTGTACATCCTGGATTCGGATTGTGCAGTTTTCAATAATGTTAATAAGAGACTCTCCAAATTCATTAATAAATGATGATAATCTCTCCGCGTCCCCAGGGTTTAGTGATAATACAGATTCCCTAGATTGAATATATTTTGATGCCATTTAATAGTAAGGCCATTTTTCTTTATTTATCTAAATGGAAACAGATTTGAAATACACTTAGAATAGATGGAAGCTCGGTCAGAAGGACTAGAATCTTTAAAAAATGCCAAAATTTCTTCAAGTTTGTGTAAATCTGTAAATCCAAGAGCTTCGTGAATTCGATAATCTTTATATGAAACTGGAATTGCTCCAAATATTAAACTTTCGTATACTCTTGCTGGAAAGAATCCACGTTCTACATAGAGATCCTTTGAAATATTTAGACTTATTGTAGAACTGGCATATTCATTCCAAATAGTAGATCTATCTGATCTTTTGATAAGATTAATGTGTTTTTCGCTAAAATCTGTTGCTAGGGCTGGATCAAGTTTTCCGGCGACTGCCACTTCATATTTTTTTCCAGTAAACGATTTAAAATCGGCAGAGTTCTTTATTGCATCGACTACAATCGGATTTTTAGCATGACCTACTTTATAGTTACCAAATGAGATATTTCCATAATAAAATACTTTATTATTTCTTTCAAACCTGTCAGTTTCTTCTAACCATACTTTTTCGCAAGCTTTAATAAAGCTCTTTGATACATTTGGATAGTCAATTGATGGAATTTCAAATGTTACCCCTTGAGATTTACAAAATTCAACAAATTCTGGATCAAGCGAAAGGTCTGTATCTAATATTACAACTTTATTTGCTTGGCCAGTTTGGATCGCTGCCATAATAAGAAGCTCAAACTGTTTTGCATCAGTTAACTGTTTAGTTAATGTTGAAAGATTTCGGAATCTAGCCTTTAGGAAAATTTTTTCGTATCTGCCGCGTTCAATGTTTTCAGTAACTTTGGCAAATCCTAAATTATAGGATCTGATCCGCTCTTTAGTAAACTTTTCAAATACTGGGGTAATTGGACTAGCTGGCCAAGTTGGAGATTTTTGAGGTTCACCAATTGAATCATGTGATAAGTAAGAATAAAAATCTACTTTATCAATATTGTGAGTATTACATAATTGATCGATTAAACCGATTTGGTAGAAAGTATGACCTGGAATATCAGTTGAAAAATCACCAAGATATCCAAAGTATGCATATAGTGCAGCTGGGGTATTCATATCTTTATTATACAATAGTTTCATCATAGGATTACAAAAAAGGCCGAGTTTCCTCGGCCATTGGGTCTAGATCAAACTTAGATTAGCCTCGCTTTACTGCGGCAAAGTGGGTAATCCAAGTTTTAGTATTTTCAACATTAGGGCAGACATAGATATCGTCAAAATTTGCTTTAAAGATATCTAAGATTTCATTGAATTTTTCAACACGGCCTTTTGATAAGTTACGATAGTGGAAGTGGTATTCAACAATTGCAATTCTGATATTTGACCAATCTTCTACAGATTTAATTAGGTCATATTCTGCACCTTCAACATCCATCTTTAAGCAAGTTGCCTCTTTAAGAGCTTCGCTAAAGTTTTTGGCTGGAACTGTTACTTGGGTACGACCTCTAACTGGAAGTAATGAGTGCTTACCCGAATCCCATGCCAAAAAGAAATCTACATTTTTTGTATCATCATTTGGTACAAGGGCTGCCTCAATCATTTTGCATCTATCAGCTACGCCATTTTCTCCAAGATTAAGTTCAGCAAACTCAATATTGTTACGGAAAGGTTCGTATGACAAAACTTTCTTAATTCTTGGAAATTGAGTTAAGAGACGTGTCGCAAACACTCCAATATGACCACCTGCATCTAGCCAAACATCCTCTTGGTCTAAATTTTCTAGTTGAAATTGATGACCATTAGTATTCCAATCGGTTCTAAATAATGGACTAAAGTATTCCCCGCCTGTAGCAGTTTTACTGATGTTTTGATTAATATTGTATTTAACTTCATCTTCTGAACGTACAAATAAACTGTAATTAAAATACGGTGTGTCTTTTTTAGTATGGATTAGGAGTCCGCGTTCTCTAGCTTCTTCTAGACTAATCAATACGTCTGCTGTTTTCTGTTTTGCCATTTTTGCTACTTTAAGTATGTTTAGATTATTATACTAATAAAAAAGCCCGAGTTACCTCGGGCTCTAAAAATATTTAAAATATTAAAAAATTACATAGTTTCAACTTCTGGCATAATCTCGTCTTCTTTAACGGTTTCGCCATTATTTAATTGATATAATCCATCAGCTGTAACTCCTGTAATTTCAACAGGTTCTCCGTTATGCATTACAGATTGACCAACTGTATACTTAGAACCATTTGCTCCAAGAATTGGATCTGTTTCTAAGCTATCATCTAGTGAAAGATACTCATCTTTAAGACCTACTATACTTGAATTAATAGTATGCTTAAGAGTTTCAAGTTGATCTTGAGTTTCTTCATCAGCATCTTCAATTACTGAATCTAATTGAGCGATTGACTCTTCTAATTTAGCAATATCAGATTGGATTACTGCTTTTCTTTCATTAACGCTCTTAATAAACTCTTGTCTTTCAGAAAGTTGAATTGCAAAAAGATCGCTTACATCATATTTAAAAGTTTCAGCAACATATTTATGGAAACCTAAAGTATCATATTTCTTAAGACCTTGTCTATCTAAAACAAAAATACCAGATTTTTCAGTATTAATAGCATAGCTTTGTAGACCTTCAGTAACAAATCTTTGAACAAACTCAAACTGAGCAATCATGTTTGCATTTTCTAAAATCTTTGCAACATTTTGTTTAAATGAAATTGTTTCAACTACTAGAGTTTTATAAATTTCTGAGCTGTTTAAATCTTCTGCAATTTTACCATTGATTTCAAATGAAACTTCTCCGTCTGGAGAAACTTTAAATGCAATAGTATTTCCTTTGCCTTTAGCTTCAACTCCATGTTCAGTAGGTTTAAAACCTAAATCTGTGTAAGCTTTTGCCGTTTGAGTAAACTCGTCTTCTTGTGGAAGAGATGAGAAAGGAACCATTTCTGCTTCTTCTTCATCATTCATATCAATAATATGATTTTCAATTAAAACTCTAACTCCGTTTGCAGTTTTAGTATAAACTCCAATTACTGGGTTAATTTTAGTTGAACTATTACCTGAACCTAAATTAAATCCGCCGTTTCTAGAAGATTCAAATTGAGAAAGTCTATTTAATAAGTTTTTAATAACCGGCTGCGCAGTAGCTTCAGCTAAAATCATAGTTAGGGCATCAACTGAAGTTCTACCTTCAAGAATTGCATTTTCCAATTTTTCACTAACTTGTGCATAATACGAGTTTGGTGCTTTCTTTAAATCTGCAATTGTATTGAATATTGCAAGAATTGCTCTGTTTTCTGAAACGTATTTAGTTAAGTCTGCAACTACAGATTTAACAGTAGAGTCAAAAGAAAAAGGAGAAAGCTTTGCAATAACAGATTCAATTACCAATGGCTCTGGATTTACGCTAACTGATTTTTCAAGACCTAAAACAACTGTTCTAAAAATAGGATCTGCATACGCTGCAGATTCTTTAATTTGAGCAAGTTTAGGTAATACGGCTGCTCCGTTTTCAAGCATTTTTAGCTTTTTAGCTGGAGTATTTGACAGTTCGTTAAATTTCTTAACGATAGTATCAAGTTCAGTATTTTGTAGCTTTTCACTAACTTCTGCTAGATCGGCTAGAGCTTGCTCGATATTACCAGAAGCATTAACGTTGGCTTCAAGGCCAGCGACGAACATCTGTAGCATTCTGCTTTCAGATACAGCTTGAGCTGTTTTTAATTCTTTGATTAAGTTTTTTGTTAAGTCGTTCATTATAGACGATCTATTTTTTATTATTTATCTGTGCCTTGTATAGCGATTCAATAAATTATGATAATTGATTAGAATTGAGTCTGTGTAGCATCTTCAATAAACATTCCGCCAGATCCTGGTCTACCCAGGGATCTTCCATATCCTGAGATTGGTTTAACTTGTCTAATTGGATTAGAAACTGGTGCAATATCAGTTGGCGAATTAGCCGGTTGAGAGATCACGTGTTTAATTGAATTTTTTCTAAGATTAGAATTTTCATCTCTTAGTTGATCAACCAGTGATGAAAGTTCATCTAATCGTTTTCTTAAATTTTCCTCTGCCTTAATTCTATTTTCTTCTGCTGTATTTTGAGTATTAGCCTCAACTACTCCATCTGGCTTGTACCATTTTCCAGTATATAGAGCATTTCGTGTGCCATCATTTCCTACTGATACAATATAAAATTTAGGATCATCTAATAAAAGAATTTTAGAAGTTATTGTTGAATCAAACTTAAATAGGATTTCACCTAAATCTGAGTTAGTTTCAGCTTGACTTGTACTATTTTTAATTGTAACTCTAGCATTGTCAGTTCCAAACACTAATTCAAATCCACTAAATTGAGTAAGATCGAATGTATTAATAATTGGATTACCTGAAGTATTTAGTTTTTGCTGTTTTACTTTAAACTTGAAAACATTATCAAATGGACTTACTACAATCGAAAGCAGCCCTTGTCCATACGCAACCTCAGTATTTTGGTTAGTTCCAGTTAGTTTACTGCTTTCTGCTAGTAAAATGCTATTATTTGAAAATAAAACTGGTACATACTCAGTAATAGTTCGAATTTCAATAGTAGGTTCAGCCACGTTTGTTTGAACCGCAAGCGCAGCTTGATTAGTTGAGGTTGCTGATTTATTTGATTCAATATCATTAAAAGCAGCAAGCGAATCAGTAACCTTTGTAATAATTAAATTATTAATTCGATTAGAATTTGGTTTATCTGCCAGGTCAATTTTAACTAGAGATTTTCCATATTTGTTTGGATTAATTACAATTAGTGAGCCAGTTCTAATAATTTGTTCATTAGTTGTTCGGTTTACCAATCTAACTGAATAGTCGATTGCCATACTAACGGCTTCGTTTGCATTTTTAAGAATTGGTCTATAGATTAAAGGCTCATCGAAATTTGATTCTTGGAAAAATGTTGCATCTCCGCTTTTAATAAAAGAAGATCCAATTTGTTCAAATATAGTAAGCTGATGGAAAATTATCCAGGATTGTCCTGTACGTTTTTCCAAAATTCCAATAAATTCTTCAGGAAACCCTCCATTCCAAGTAGCAAAGAACTCAATATAATCTCCGTCAACTGCTTCTCTAATTTTAGCACCAACTAAATCATAGTCATTCGCTTGACTAATTTGAGCAGAATATGCTTGATTAATATCATATGTTGTATAAACCTCGTTTGCAGTAGAAATACTTGGACCGTCTTTACATTCAAATAAGTTAACAGTAATAGGATTGTTTTTAACTAAGCCTACACCGATAGTTGAATTATTAGTTGTTACGGAGGTTACAGCATATTCAAAGGTCGTCGATGGATTTGGCGATGTATAAAACTGTTCATCCATGTTTTTAATAGATGGAACAATTATATCAATGTATCGATCGTACATTGCATTACCAATAATCATTGGCCGAGTTGCAAATAGTAAGATATCGCCTAATGTTGTAGAATTAACTAGTATATTTGCTAAAATTAAAGCATTACCATTATTCATATCCTGTTTAATGGATAATACTAAACTTGAGAAATCATCAAATTGAAATCCTGCTGCAAAGTGGAACCGTACTCTATCCGCAATAATTGACCCAGCTGGAATTAATGTTTCAGCTGCCCCAGGAACTGTGCTAATTGCATATTCAGTATAATTCGGAGAGTCTTCTGAATCTAAATATACAAATCTACCACTATTTGACGCTAATGGAACTGCTGTAAAATCTTTAATATTTCCAGTTTCATATAGAGCCGAGTCTGGATTGTATAGGTAAATTTCTCCCTCACCTAGCGTTAATGCATAAAATGGAGAAGTAATTAAAATCGGACTTGCCGGAGATAGTGATTCATACTGATATTCCAGTAAGCAATAATCTGTTAATTTTATAAATCTAGACTGCATCCGTGATTCAATTTAATTTTTATAATTACGATAGGAGAGCTTCCAATGTAATTTTTTCATTGGTTTCTCCTATATTATCTATTAACACATGTTCGCGCTCTCTTAGTGTTTCTAGTCTGCTTAATAAAAGATCCTTTTGTAATTCTAGGCTAGATGCTAACATTTCAAGCTTTTCTAGTTCATTAAATATTTGAGAATATTCTGAGACTATGCTCTTTGCTTCAGTTTTAATATTATTAGATATTTCCATTAGTGTGTAAGTTTAACTTTTAGTTGACCAGATTTCATAAGGTTCAACATTTGTAACATATATGCAGCCAATACTGGATCGCCTCCTTGTATCGCAACGGTCGGTTGTTGATCTGCCTCGTTAGGTAATTGGGTATTTGGTTGAAGTTTGGTTGGAATATTCTCAACTGTATTATTAGAATTTGGTTGACTTTGGGGTAGCGCAGAAACTGCCTGGTTAACAATACTAGTTTGTGAAACTATTTTTGAGTTAGATTCAGCAACATCAGTAAGTCCTTGAGCAATTGCTTTATTAAACGATGGCGGCTGGACTTCTTTAGTTTGAGTAAGCGGATTAGTAAGAGATTTCAGAATTGCCATTGGGTCGCCTTGATCCAATAACTGTTGTTCATTTGCTAGAGCGGTGGTTCTATCAGTTTCTTGCTTTATTTCAGCTAGCATAACTGCTTCCCTAATTCCTTGAGTGTAAGTCTCGGCTAACTTTCCTGACTTTGCAATTTTATCGCCAACTACGTTTTCTTCAAACATAGTTGATATATCACCGCCTTCAGCCAAAGTTGCATTAACTCTATCAGCTAGAGTGGCTTCTTGAGCAAATAGGGCATTTCTAAATACAGATATGTCTAACTTTGGTTTAGTAGGATCTGGCTGTAATTCGGTTGTATTCGATAGAGTTCCAGTTGCAACCTTTTCTGGAGTAGTTTTAGTCTCATTATTAGTAGGTACAGATACTTTCTTAATCAACTCCTCTAACATAGATCCATCTTTAAAAACCAACTCAATCTTTTTGGGTTCAATCTTTAATAGTGGAAGCATTTTCTCCAAATCTCCTTTAATTGATAGAGAATTGTTTACAGTGTCTATTGATGAAGTATTTACAGTAGAAACGCTTCCGTTAATAGTCAGCTTAGTCAAAGTATCAGATATTCCAGATAATAGCTCGGCTGATCTAATAGCTGCCTCAGTCATGGTGCTAGGCCCGGTTTGCGCAAGAGCCTCTTTAGCTGGATTCAATGGAGACCCTGCTGTCGATATGCTTTCCGATAGATTTAATTCTGGAATAAATCCCTCAGGCTGTAGTAAATCAATTAAATTTGGAGAATTAGGCTCAGTTTTAGATTGAGTCTGATTCAGTGCACCAAGTTCTAAGTATAGACCTTTCATTAAACTGCTTTTTGTTATTTATCGAAATATCCGGCAAAACCAAATTAAGAAAGTCTTCCCGGTAGATTAGGCAATTCATCCTGTTCCGCTAGAATTCTAGAATTAGATTCTTCTATTTGTTTATTAATAATTGTCAAATATATTGAATATTCATAAAACGGAAGTGAATACAATTGGTCTAACGGTTGATTCAGCTTCACTGTCAAGAACTTGTTAGTTTCAAACAAGTTCACTAAATCCAGCTGAAATAAGGAAAAGATCTTTGACAGTGAAGCTGGAGTCCAAAAAAATTCTTGAGTCTATTTTGGCTCCACACTTAGGACAATCGTCCTTTAATACTTGCCTCTTTGATTTTTGGATAGCATCTGCAAATTTAGTAATAAACGTAAATTTATTAATGTGCCAAGTTAAAGATTCTTCATTCAATACAGAGAAGGTTTGGGAATTGAGACTATCCCAATCGCCAACTAAGTAAGGAACAATTTTCAAAAATGCTTTGTCTATCTTTTTACCAGCACGATTAATGTCTAGCACGATTTCTCTAAGTTTCTGCATTGTACCCAGAGTTGGTAAAAAAAGATTAAAGTTAGTATTAAGTTTTTCTGATTCTACTCGATACGCTCTAAGGTCCTCTGAATAAAATGCTGCAAGTTCTTCTGGAAAATCAAATGAACTTAACATAGAGCTCGAAATTGGCTTCTTTTCGCTATATGGTGATTCTACATCGCATGCACATTCAAATTTATGAGGAATATAGTTTTCTCCATTTGGAAAAGTTAGTTCTTGTATTCTAAATACAATATAGAATCTGTCAATTTCTAGAATTTCTTTCCAGCTAGCTAGCTGTCCATCTATTGTAATTGTGGTACAACGTTCTAGTATATAGTTTAGCTGATCATCTACTGATAATAAATCGTTTTCATCAATAGTTGACCAATGTCTAATCTCAGCAACGGTTGCTGATCTAATTGATAATTCAAAGCCGGGAAGATAGTATTTTCCTTCGCTAGGTAAAACTGATAGTGGAATATTCTTTAGTCCCAATTGATTTGGGGTAGAGATTTCTGGTTTAGTTATGGTCTTTTTAGACTTTGGGCTGGGTACAGAATTCTCAGATTGGATTTCGATCTCTTGCATTGTATTAATACTTAACCTTTTCTAGTCTTGTATTAAAAATTGCATAAAGGTTTTTGTGTGTCCAGTAGATTCATTAACATTCATTAGCGAAGCCGGATAGACTTCAACCTTTTTATTTAATTCAGAATCTCTGATAAATGCTCGAATTACTTGGTGTTTTCGGTCTAATTCAAAACCTAAGAATCTGCCAAATACTTTATTGGATCCTCCTTTTTGATGTTGAGTATTTACTTCAACACCGCTTAATCTTTTACCTGGTCTAAATTGATCATTTAAATCAGCAACTAATTGATCAAACTCAGAAGTTTCAATTTCTTGTGGACGAGATAGATCAGCTAACGGTAATAACTTAATTGTAATACCTGGAGTAAACGTTGATTGGGATGCAACAAATCCAAAGTCTCCTCGACCTTGAAATGGAATAGAACTCATGAAGCTATTCTTTTGTCCATATGACATTACGGGTCTCATTAGCAATCACAATTATTTGGATCAGCATCAGTTTTGGTTTTAATTAATAAAACACTAACATTAACACTAAATGTTGAACTTGGGTTTAATAAAGATAAACTATTTAAAATCTTAGTAGGATCGGCAGTATCTTCTGGCGCAAGGTACATATAGGCTTGTCCAACGCTAAAGTTAGATGCGCTAGTTCCGCCATTTGCTAGAACGGCAGATATTCCGCAAGATAGAAGATATTGATCTGGAGAAATTTCTCCTCCATCTTCATCGGCCATTGGATATTTTACATATAGGATAATACCCTTTACGTAAGCTTTATTTGGATTTAATACTTCAGTGAAAGTTAATACTGAAGCTGCAGCAGTTGCGGTAGCACCACTAGATAAGGTTAAAGCGGTTCCGGTAATTGCCGAAACAGTTGTTCCAGATACAATACCATTTCCTGAAACTTTAGTTCCAACTTTAATAAGTGGATTAGCTGAAGCTAGGGTTACTGATGCACTATTGATTGTAGTAGCAGCAGTCGAAGTGGTTCCACCAAATAGTCCATTTGTAAATATTGTTACGGTTTCGCCTTGACAGATTTCCAATTCCTGTTTAACATAAGAATCAGCTGGGTATGAAAGCTTACTAAATTCGCATAGATCTACTTGACTAACATTTTTGTCTACTATTGAAAAACAATTGTCAATAAGTCGAAGTGACTTTTTGACAGGTACTGGGTCGCAGAGTTTAGCCATTCCAGAATTTACTCTTTTATAGCCCGGGTCGCCTTTAAATTTAATGTAAGACATTAGTCGAAGTTCTTTTTATTATTTACCTCCGTTTTACGAGATAATTCCTCTAGAGATCTTTTCATCTTCAGAAAGCCTTCGGGTAGCACGATCTGGCATGTCAAATAGTTCTATGTGTTTTGGTTTGTCTTCAGCTGGCTGAGTTAGGTCAACTTCAATTGGTCCAGTAGATTTTACTGGCTTCTCCTGAGGCTTTTTTTTAACTTTTGGAGCTTTATTAGGAGTCTCGGCTTGGACACTTTCTTGGACAGGATTTTTAACTGGTTCCAATATTGGTTCTTCTGCAATAGGTTCAGTTTGAATAGCGTCTGGCGTAGGTTTAATATAATCAACAAGAGACTTAATAAATCCTAATGCAACAACTGGTAAAACTGCACCGGAAATAATTGCAAGCATTCGCTTTTGATAGATTAAATCTTCTTCTTGAAGTCCAAATAATTCAATCCAACCTGTAAAATTTTGTAGATGTGAAAACGCATAATAAGTATTTCCCATTGCCTGCATTGCAGTTAATAGGATGAATAGTCCCCATACAATACCTTTATTCATTTTATCTAAAACAATAAGAGATGCAAGTGAAGCTGCCGCTCCAACTTCAAATCCTATTGCAAGAGATACAGCTAGCCACTTGGGATTAGATAGACTAAAAAAGTCTACTACGTGGATAGTTGAAATAATTGATACTAAAAGATATAAAGTAACAAAGGAACCTATTATAAAGTAATGGGTTGCTCTAGTTTTCATTATTTAGATCCAAGTTTTTTCAATTCAGCATCAATTTCAGATTGACGTTGAACATCAAGCATTTTTCGGTCAGTTGCTTGAATCATTCTCTTTTCAGCTTTTAGGCCCTCAATTTCAAGGTCTCTTTTATTTGCAAGAGAATCTAGCTTAACTAATTGTTTTTTAACTTTAGTTACTTCAGAGTTTACACTACATGATTTCATATAAGTTAAAAGTAATAATAAAATAATAACTTTTAAGCCGTGTTTTTGTAAAAATTGTTCTACTTTGTTCATAATTTAAGATTATTTGATACTATTATTTATTTGGAATTTAGACTTTGCCAAATCTGAGTCCATTCAATGTGTCCCATGGCAGGAATTGCAATAAATGCAATAGCCAACGATATTAAGGCTGGATATAGAATTACATATAAAACTCGTTCAAGTGTAATTTGCTTAAAATCAAAGTCCATCCATACAAGATAACCATATACTTCTGGAGTTTTAATTCTACGAAATCCAGTTTTAAGAAAATCGATTATTCCAAGTCGTGTCATTGGATCGTTATAGTCAGCAAGGGATTCTTTAACTTGCATTATTTCAAAACCTTTTAGGTCATCAGTATTTAGTAATACCTCAGGTTGTAGATTTTTAACATAGTATAATCTGCCAAGGCGAGTACGTCTTAGTCCGATTTTGTCTAGGTCGCCGCTCTGTTCAAGCTCAGTAAGGATTGATAAGTATTTCCTAAATAATAGGAGCTCCTTGATTAAGTCAATTAACTTAGTAACAAATACGATTGGATTAAAATATTTCATTAGAAAAGGTCCTTTATTTTTTCAACCAGCTCTGGATTACTTTCCAAAACTGAATCTTTTAATATTTTACGTGCTTTTCTGATTTTAGTTTTAACTGTATTGAGATTCATATCATATTTGTCTGCAATATCAGCACCCTTCATCTTGTTTAACTCTTTATCTATGAGTATAGATTTTTCCAACGATTCTGGCATTTCTTCAATTGCTAAAATAGTCGCAGTGTATAAAGTTTCAAGAGAAGTCTCCTTTTCATAGTTATCACGACTGTCATCGACTAGAAATAGGGAATTTCCAATTTTATCAATATCAGTAGTCATTTGCTGCTTAAGTTTATGCAAATGCAAAAGAGATTCATTTCTTGCGATTGTGTAAATCCAAGTTGTAAATCGATACTTTGGATTATAACTATCGACAGATTTAAAGATTTTAAAGAAAGTATTGTGAAGAACCTCTTCGGTTTCATCTTTATCATTAAAGAATTTCCAAATAAAGTATTTAAGTTTTGGTTCCATGATGCGAACGAGCCTATTTCTATCTCTTTCCGTAAACCTTTTTTCAATAATAGCTTCTGCTAATTGCTGCATTTCGTCATTAAGACGACGGTTTAAGTCTTCG